TTCATCTTCAGTAGGGTCTTCAGGTGGTGTTTCGTCGGGTTTACGACCACGATCCCTACGAGGCGTGTCATTTTCAATTTCTACTTCAAACCCGCCATCATCTTCTGTATCTACGGGTTTACCCTTAGCTTCTTCATCTACTTCATGAGGAAACTTAAAGTCATCTTTAAATTCAGTTTGTGCCATGTGTTAGCTCCTTATGCTGCACGTGTAATTCCACGGGGGTCTTCCACAACTGCTTCGACCGAATCATCATTAAGGATGCGGAATTCACGGCCATGGATCTTCAGACGGGTGCCTGAATTTGGTCGGACGATGATGAAATCACCTTCCTTGCAACTCGGGCCGCTAGGGAACCGAGTGGTATCTTTGTAGCAGTCAGGCCCAAGCTTGACGACAAATAGAACAGGAGTGAGCACTTCCTCATAGTGCATAACTTGGCTTGACTTAATCAAACCAACTTCACTATCAGCGAACTCTTCCATTGCTTCTGGCACTACACACAGTAGGTGAAAAGTTTTTGGGTCAGGCAACTGCTTAGCTTTATCTTCTGCTGGCTTATTCAAAATACCAGACAGGTCTACGGCAGCGACGTCAAATTCAGTCATCAGATTTCTCCAGTTTTTGCACGAGGTCATTAATAATGTTTTCTGCTAGGTTAAGACCTCGGATTACCCCACAGATACTGCGATACTCTTCAATATCAGCGGCTCTACCGCTTGCAACATGAAAAGCCTGCTCTTCTTTTAACTTCTCAATCTCTTTAGCGACGTGCGCCAATAGTTTGTAGTCGTTCAATCTCTTTCCCTCTTAGGTTTTTGGGACGCTCTCTGTGCCGCTTGCATGGCCATTTGAGCGCGGTGCTTGGCAATATCAGCGCCAATCTTGGTACCTTCAAGAAGTTGATTTTTCTGAAGTTTGTCTTTTGCAGCGGCTGCGCTTGCGCCCACTTGCATAGCCGCAATTTCTTTTTGAGCCGCAATACGTGACTCTTCAATACGAAGTTGATCTGCTTTAGCAGCCGCATCAATCTGTTGCTTCTGCGCTTTGAGCTGCAACTCTTGCATTTTGATTTGCAACTCTTGTTGCTGCATCTGAACAATCGGGTCTTGTGCTTGCTGTTGGGCCTGCTGCTGTGCAGCCATTGATTGAGCTTGTTGAGTCATACGAGTTGACGCTTGTGCAGCTAATTGTGCGACTTGTGCAGCCACTTCCGGAGCCATGTTTTTCTCTTGCTCTTCTGTTGGTAACAACAATCCAACTGTCTGCTCAACTTCTTTACGATATGCAAATGCTAAGTGCTCGTTAATGTGAGCCATCATTGCAGCTACAAGTGCTTGACCTTGTGGGGTCTGCCCAATTAAACCCATGATCTTGGGGTTCTGAAGCATGCTTGTGTGTACTGCAATATGAGCTTGGTGATCCTGCTCAATAAACGCCTTAACAGGTTTGCCCGTCAACACGTTCTGGTTCTCTTGCACTGGGTCTGTGGCTTTAGCATCGTCCTCAATCGGGATCAACTTAGCTGCGTTCTTAATGCCCAACACTTCAATCATCTGACGATGCAAGAGTGGCAAGTTGTAGAGTTGTGGTGCTGTCTGCGCAAGTTGGAGTGCAGCTTGATACTGCACAATTTTCTGCGCCATCGTTGCAGCATTTGGATCACTCACAGGAATCACAGCGACCATGTCGTAGTCAGACTTCTTAGCACGACGTGAGCCATCGACTGGCTCGTAGTCATACTCTTCTGGTGTGTAATCGGCGATGATTGCTTTCAACAGACGGAACTCTTGACGCATTGAGTAGTGCATACGCGCTTGTACTGCGCCCATCACCTTTAACGTACGCTCAAGAATTGCCAGCGTTGTACCCACGGGTGCTTGCGCACTCATGTCACTGACGTTCATGTCTCCTGAAGAGGCAAACTGTCTACCCTCTTGCACAATGTTCTGGAACAAGGCAAAGAGAACCTGACTGGGTTCCTTGTAAGGCAGCGGCAAGATATTGTCTCGGATAGATCCGCTTGGTACGTCAACATCACGAAACTCTCCCGGTGCGATAGGGGTGTCGTCGCCCTTGACTCGCAAGCCTCTTGATTTGAGACCGCCGGGTAAATTAGATAACGTACCTGCATCAACGAGTTGCCTGATGAGCATGGTCGCGCTCTTCGCATATCCGCCGATAAGGTGAATAAGACCATATCCATAAAATCCAAACCCCGGTATATATTGGTAATGTACAAAGTGCTGACGCTTAATGTGCAACTCATCATCTTCATACCAATTGCGGCGAATAGCAAGAATCTTACTTGTCGCTTTCTCAACAGTCACAACATAAGGAAGCGCGATGCCTGTAGGCTCACCGTTTTTATCTTTGTGCTCGTAACCTTTTAAGTCCAAGTCAACGTGCATCTCAAGTATGCGATAGCGATCATCTTGCAACGCTGACATGCCGGTCTCTTCAGCTTTCTGCTTCTCAATATCATCAAGCTCATGCGACGGCTCACCTAAGTCTACGTCGCTGTAGAACCCAGCTTCTTGCAACTTGATAATCTCATTCTCAGTCTTACGCATCACGTGCGTGACCCGCTCGGCACGTTCTAAGTTAGATGCGCCATAGGGAACAACAATATCTTCCGCTGGAATAAACATCGCAACTTGACGTCCAATGCTCGGGTCGTAGTAGACCTTCTTAAACGCAGAGCCAGACAGAGGCAAATTCCACAACAACTTCTCATGCTCTGGGCGATACTCAACCATCACCTCAGTGAGCTGGTAGTTCATGTCTTCTCTCACGCGAGCAGATGCTTCTTCTTTTATAGGAGTATCTTTCCCCAGAATTTGCGTCTTCACGGGGCCAGCGGCGGGGAACGTCTCCATAATTCCCTCTGACTGAAAGCGCACAACAGACTCAGTCAACATGGGGTGGAACACACCACAAGCACCAGCCCATGGCTCTGTTCTTTCCTCATACTTCAGACCAAGTAGCTTCAAACCTTCAACGTAAGTTCTGATCCAATCTTTGCGGTCATTAATATCTTTATCAAAGTCACCCACTAACTCACCACCAAGAGAGTCAAGTGCGCTGTCATCCATGAAGTCAGCAAGGTTGGCATCAAACTCTTCGTCTGTAGCTTCTTTGCCGGGTGAGAGTTCAATCTCAATATCACCCATACCAATCGTTACTGACTCTGGGTCTTCGATCTCAATCTCAAGTGGAGGAGCCATACCCATCTCTTCTTCAATACCAAGAGGGGCTGCGTACAAACCTTTGTCCATAGAACTTGTTGCCATTTTTAATCCTTAAACTGTGTAAAACCGCTCACGGCGGTGACTCTTAAACCATTGAATCTCTTCGGGCTCATCACTTGGTAAACGTAAGAACCCACCTTGCCTAAAGCGCATTAACGCAAGTGTTGTTGCGTCAACCAAGTCATCGTGCTCCCCAGATGGGAACGCTGCAACCTCGTCTACTAACTCTTCTGCCCAGCGGGTTTGTGGAACCCACACCTTTCCACTGGCGATAATATCGCTCACTGAATTAAGTCTTGCTATCTTATCTTGGCCCTTACCCGGCGTATACTCCTGCACAGGTATACCCATTGCTCTTAGGTCATATATAAGAGGTGCACCGGACGCCTTCTTCTCCACAATCAGTGAGTCGGGCTCATACTCGTTATATTCGCTAAGCACATCTCTTTTTAACTCTGGGAACTCGACACGTTTTTTGTAGGTGTTAAGAAGAATAATGTTTGGCGCAAAGTTGTCTTCTTCACAAGCAAAAATGCCCCACGTCGTCCCTGCGGAGTAGTCGGCGCGGTTGTTCTTCTCAAATGCGGTATCCCATGACTGCAAGATATAGTCACAGACGGGTGGGTCATCTTTTTCCCACCACTTCCACCAGTCACGTTTAACAATAGCTGACTCATTACCTACAGGATTCTGCTGATATTGCGCTTGCCACTTGGAATTTGGCAGTTCTTCACGTAGTGCTTCGAGCTCTTCAAGGCTCCAAAACTGCGGCCATAAGGGATTACCCGAAGGTAATATAGCGGGAAATTCAATCACTTCCCA